GTTTTGTCTTTATCAACTCTGAAAAGGTAGTTAACCACTTCTTCAGGAGTGATGTCGTGTCTTGCAAAATCGGCTGAGTCAACAGTGTTGATTAGTAAAATATCTGATGATGGAAATAAATCTTTTGGTGAAACTACTTGAGATATTGTTTCTACATTTGAACGAGCACCTCTGAATTGTTTTGAAGTACCTTTCTCTACACCAACTTGTCTATCGTGGTGGTCTGTATGAATAACAAACATTGGTTTACCATGTGCAAAGTCAACAAGAACTGGCATTGTATCACCAGTCGCATCGTTCTTTTTAACGGCAAATTCTTTATCACCGTATTGAATCACATGACAACCAACCACATCAATACCATTATCTTCAAGGTATCTCTTCATGGCAATCGCTGTTGTTACACCATCCAAATCTTGGTGAAAATAAATTTCAGCCTTAGGATATCTTTTCCTTAAGGCTGAAATATTTCTAATTCCAGTTTCATTGATAATTTTCTTTATCAACCCATTGAATTTAAGGTTAGTTTATTACCCTCGATTTGTACAAAAAATTGATAGTCAGGATAAAAGAATCCACTACTTTTTGGTTCTTTATTGTCTTGGGTTTTACTTAACGTTATATAAACTCTACTATCAGGACTGAAAGTTAGTGATTCATTTTCACTAATAAACATTCCTGGTGTTAATTTCTGATTGTTTTTGTTTCTTATTACATTTCCAGAAACTTTATCAACCTTAAAATTATTATTAGGTATTTCTTTTCTTAGTGCCTTAATAAAAGCTGGGTCTGCAGACATTAAACTACCTACCATACCCTTTGAACCTTGTTCTTCTATAACACGTTTAACAATTCTTGTTAAGTCCGATTCTGTTAGTTTGATTACTTTTTTCATATTAGTATTTTAATGTTAATAAATATTTTAATTGGTTTATATCACCTAACATTTCATCTTTCAAATTTAATAAATCAGTATCATATCTTGAATCTAATTGGTCAACCATATTGACTAAAAATTCAGTAATACCATCCATGAAGTCCTGAACACTTAATGCACTGATGTCTTGAAACATCAACGAAAATTCAGAATTAAATTCAGGTCTACCATATTTACCCATCATTGATTCAACAAATTTATCTATGAGTTCACCTAATGAATCATATATTCCACCATATGCTCTATGTTTAGCATCTCCAAACGTTTGCCAATGTAAAAATTTGAATTGTAATTGGATTTGTACTAATTTGAGTGTTAATTCTTCTTTCATATTATTTTGTATTATTTTTTATATTAAACAATTGCCAATGCAGCTTTACCCATATTATTTGAAAAAATCCCACTCAACCAGTCTTGAAATGGGTTTTTATTATCTGAACTAGTTTGTTGTGATGATGTTGTATTATCTGAAAATGTTTCAGATGACGCACTTTGATTTCCAAAATCTTCTCTAGCATATTGGTTAGCCTCAGGAGTTTTATTATATTCCTCCATTCGTTTTTTCAAATTTTCTTCACCCATTTTTGATGCTAATTCTTCTGGTCCAACAAAATTACCAGCACCGATATAATCTAAGAACCCTAACCACCATTTTGTTTGTCTCATTAGTATTCTCATTCTTCTATTACCAAATAATCTTGGAGCCCCTCCTAAAAATATATTAGCCAATGGACCTTTTTTAGTTAATCCTGTAAAAACTTTTTCATTTTTGAGGATTCCCTCCAAAGCTTTTATATTCTCAACAGGTTTAGCCGCTCTTCCAATATATTTGGAAAGATTACCCGCGTATTTTTGAAACTTTGCACTTTTTGCCCCGGCATTTTCCAATAATTTCAAATAATCTAAAATTGTATTTTTGAAACCTTTTAATAAACCACCAGGTAATTTTTCAACTTTACTTGCAACTTTTGGTGCCCAATCTTTGGCACTTCGTAAAAATTTACCAATAACACCAGGTTCTTTTGCTAACTTAGCTAAGCTTACGCTTGCTTCTGCAGTTTTACCAACCTTAGCTAAATCCATGGCAACTTTAAGTTCTTTTGACGCAGCACCACCTATTTTTAGTGCACCCATCACAGATTTTCCTGGGATATCTCCAACAATTGGAATTGCCGAAATTAAACTTAGTAATCCAAATAAATGGTCACCTTGGCTAAAGTATGATATACCATTAACAATATCTACAATACCTGTTGGGTCCGCAATACCTAAGATATCACCAACTAAATTATACCATTTGGCCTCTTTGATAATTTTAGACTTAGTTGGGTATAATACTTTACAGATTTCCAAAACAAATTCTTTTTCTTCATCAGAAAAGTTTTTCCAATTTTGTTCAGCCAATTCTAAATTGTTTTGGAACTCGGCATGTTTGGTAATAACCTCCATTTGTTTTTCTGTAATAATAATACTAGCCATTATCTTTTTTAATATAAATATCCATAAAACAAAAAAAGGGTTTTGAAACCCTTTTATTTGAAATCTAATTCTATTTGTTTATTTCGGTCTATAAAATGTTGAACCCTTTCTTGAGCAACTTTAGAATAGTTCTCACTTAACTCAATTCCAATCCATCGTCTTCCACTGATTTCAGCGGCACATACACTTGTACCAGAACCTGTGAATGGGTCAAGAACTACATCATTTCTATAAGTTAGAATCTTGATTGCTTTCAGAGGAATATCCATTGAGAAGGTTGCCTTAGTCATTTGTTTTGTATCCGCAAAGTAAGACCATTGACCGTAAACCAAATCCATGAATTCTTTCTTGTCATCTTCTTGATAAACAGTTTTCTTTTTGGTTGTACCGTCTTCTTGTTCAAGGTCAATTATATCACCTTTCCATTGTGGTTCACCTTTAACTTTTTTGATGTGATTTTTCTTATATCCAAGGATAACACATTCTTTTGGATTATAGATATAAGGTGCTGATGGTGACATCCAAGAGCCCCAAGCCGTAGTTTTACTTCTGTGTGGTGATTGTTCATCCAAGTCAACCAACCCAAAAAACTTGAATCCAACTTCTTTCATGATGCTCCAAAACTCTGACATGAACAATACTCGTCCACCTCTGTCCTGTACGTTTACTTCATAAGGAATGTTTACCGCAATCCTTCCATCATCTTTCAAAACACTAAAAGCCGCACTCAACCACTCTTTTGTGAACTGCCAATAATCTTCCATTGACATTCTATCATCATGACTATCATAATCAATCCCCACGTTATATGGTGGTGATGTTACAATCAAGTCAACAGATGACTCCGGCAATTTGTTCATTTCTTCAATACAATCACCGTTAATAATTCTTCCTGTTTCTATCATCTTATTTGTTTTCTAATTCTTCTATGATTTTTTTTCTTTCGGCTAAAGTTTCCTCGAGTTGTTCGTGAATTGATTTTTTTGGTTCAAATGACATTTTTTTAATTTCCTCAATTTTTTCCAATGATTTCTTGTTCATACTTCTCACTTGTAAGGCACCTAAGATAAGTGCAATAACAAAAACTGATATTGACCCGATTAAGATTACTGATTCTGTTTGCATATATTATTGTTTTTCTAAGTTTTCAATTTTTCTTTGTAGATACCACAAAGCTTTCTTAAGGTCTTGAAGTTCTTTATTCACTTCTTTCTTACCAGCTCTTGATATGTATTTTACCGTGTTACCGAGATGAAAATCTAAATCCCAAGCCTCGATAACTTTGATAGCTTCGTATTGATTATCTTCACCTCCATAATGTTGTGGATGATTAACTTGTTCACTCATATTCGTCTTGTTTTAGTTCTTCGTAAAATCCGATTTTTGTTTGTTGGTGAATAATTTCCTTTAACTCATCATTTTCTTCAATCATTGGTTTAATAACCATGAGATAAGATAGAATTCCTGCAATCCATGTGCCAGCCAAAAATGATAAAATAATTACACCCATCTTAATCTTCCCTATATTCTTTTAATAGTTCTTTATTTGATAATGTACCAAACTTCTCATCTAATTTTGTAACATCAATAACATCATACATCATATGTGTAGACTCAAATAATCGGTCAGCCAGTGTTAATGACTCACAAATAACATTAAGAATACAATATGGATTGGCGTTTGATGAGGGTCTTCTATCCTCCAAATAACCTTTCCATGTTTCACCTACAGATTTTGGAACTCTGATTGACGCTCCTCTGTCTGATACACCCCAACTAAACTTATCAATTGATTGTGTTTCAAACTTACCTGTTAATCTCAAATGATTATCTGAACCGTAATTGTCGATGTGTTCTTCCATCCTTACTTCAAAAGCGTTGAAGATGGCTTTGAAATATTTCTCCCCACCCTCTTCTCTCATTTTTTTGGTTGAAAAGTTTGTGTGTAATCCTGAACCATTCCACTCACCAAACACCATGGGTTTTGGATGAAGTTCAATTTGATATCCATGTTTTTCAGCAATTTTGTAAAGGAAATAACGAGACATCCATAAATCATCAGATGCCATTAGTTTACCTTTTGCAAACACTTGATATTCCCATTGCCCCAAAGCAACTTCAGCGTTCGTACCTTCAATTCCAATATTGTATTTCAAACACATATCCAAATGTTCTTCACTGATATGTCTTCCAACGATTTGACCACCAACACCACAATAGTATTTACCTTGTGGGTCAATCATACTACTTTTTTCGAAACCTAAAATTGGTTGATTGTGTGATGAACGAATGAAATATTCTTGTTCAAAACCAACCCAAAAACTAAAATCCTCTTGACCTAATTTTGCTCTGTCATTTGTTTCATGGGGTTTACCCATACTATCCATAACTTCACAAAGAACATAAATTGTATCAACAAAATCAATGTCTGTATACAATCTAACTGGTTTGAGATAACAATCGGACAAATGTCCTTCGGCTTGTTTTGTTGAACTTCCATCAAATCCCCACTCAGGAACATCGGATAATTGATTGATTGGTTTGTCGGTGATTTTAACTTTACTTCGTAGATTTGGTTCTGGTTTATATCCATCTAACCAAACGTATTCTAATTTGATTTTCATATAAATTTAATTTTCTAATTCTTTTTTCAACCAATCAGGGTCGTTCTTGAATTCTTTCCAAGTGTCAAAGTCTTTCAACTTTTCAAGTATCAACTCTATTTTTTCTAATTCTACCATACTACAGTAATCTAATATAATATCCTTTTATTTTCAATGATTTTTTTAATCCATTTCTAACACTATACAATGGTTCTTTTGTCCAAGATATTCCATGGTTGAATATTCTAAACCATCCTCCGATTTTGTCGTATTGATATGAAAACAAATATGTTTTACGTATTTGAATTGCATATATTTTAATGTATTCGTTTTTAATTTTATACGTTTTTAACCACATAATAATCTTTTGCGTATTTTGACTCTTCTATAACACCATCCTCAATTAACTTGTCTAATACTTCTTTTGTGTAATCTTTTGATTCCCTAAGAATATACCTCGCAATATAATCAATGTGAATCGGTTGTCTCAATTTACCTAACAGTGTTTTTGTTTGATTGTTATCCATGACTATTATTTTTTCCATTTTTTTTCCATGTATTCAATATATCTATAGGTTTTGTTTCCATTAAAAAACATCCACATAATATAGTAATCAAACCACCAATCAAGTTTCTTAAATATTTTTTTCATTTTTAAGTTTGGGTTTGATGTAGTTTATTATCTCATCATTAGATTTTCCCTCACAAAACATATAATATACTTCAGT